GAAGCACTGTCCAAGGATGTTGCCGATTATATTATGGATCAACCCGAGTTCTTTGATCTGATGGTTGAATTGATTCCATCGGCAATTCATGCTAAACTGGGTGATGTTGATATGCAGGTTGCTGCCGAATTGTCTATGTGTATTTCTGAACGTCTTGTATTGAAAGGAGTATGATTGTAAACCAAGATTGCCTTGAGTATCTCAAAACTCTAGAAAATGATAGTGTGGATCTGGTTCTGACCGATCCACCTTATTTTATTGGATTTGATGGTGGTAAAGGGTGGGATTCCCAATGGAAGAGCGAAGATGAGTATCTGGTATGGTGTGCAGACTGGACCCAAGAGTGCATCAGGGTTCTCAAACCCAATCGGATGCTGATTGTATGGGGAACGCTCAAAACCGAAACTTTTATCAAATACAAGCTGCAGACCAGTGCCGATGCCCGTCTGACGCCCCAGAACGAAATTATTTGGTCTTATAACTGGGGAGGACGTGCAAAAAATAACTTTGCCCGCAAACACGAGTATGCCTGGTGTTGGTCCAAAGGAAAAGAGTTTCTGTTCAATGATGCAGAGATTCGTGTGGAGCGTAAACTGAAGAAGAATATCCGTACAGGTGAGGATTATGCTCAAGGTACGATTCCAACCTGTATTTGGGAGAAGAACAATCACACCACATCCAAAGACTATTGTGGATGGCATCCTACAACCAAGAACCTGGAAGTTCTGGAGCGTTTGATTCGAGCATACACCGAACCTGGTGATACTGTCCTGGACATCTTTATGGGTTCTGGATCGACTGCTGTTGCTGCTGATCGTTGTGATCGTAGATACATTGGATGCGAACGTGATGAGGAATACTATCAGAAATCATTAGAGCGTATCCGAGAGCACAATCCTCTGGGATTGTAATTGATGTGCAGTTATGGTAAAATACTCATGAGAGTGTATTCATAAATGATAAAAGTCAATATTGCCTCTGCGGAAAAGAGACTTGAAATTGAGCGTAGACATCGCAGAGAAAACACACAAAAATCTGTATCTGGTAATGAAACTGTAAATCTATCTGTTCTTGTAGATCAAATTTGTACCCTACAAGAGAGAATTGCAGAACTTGAACAAAAATTGGAGAAACCTAATGATTGAACCACAAACCCAAGAATATGTGCCTCTGAATGCAACAGAGATTATGTCGATTCTGTCTGCGATGAATCGTCTGACTGGAAGAGATGAAATCAATTTTGACCTCAATACAAAAGACCTAAATCAATTGTATAATAAATTGTATTCTGTCTGGGAAAGACTGGATAAAAATCAAAAAGTTCGTAACTCTATTCTCTGTGACGTATAAGAAATGAAAAAAGTACTTATTACTGGTGGCGCTGGATTTATTGCACACCATCTGATTGGACAAATTCTTGAAACAACTGATTGGGAAGTTGTAACTCTGGATCGTTTGGATTACAGTGGAAATCTCAATCGTTTGCATGACCTGATGCTGTCTTTTGAACCAAGTGTTAGGAAACGTGTGCGAATTGTACATCATGACCTCAAAGCAGAACTCAATCCTTTAGTACGCTCTGAAATCGGAAAGGTTGATTATGTTCTACACCTTGCTGCTGGGTCTCACGTTGATCGAAGTATTGAATATCCTATGGAGTTTGTACTCGACAATGTAGTTGGAACTTGTAACATTCTTGAATTCGCACGTATTCAAGATAACTTGGAGCGATTCATTTACTTCAGCACTGATGAAGTATTTGGTCCTGCTCCCAATGGTATCAAGTATCAAGAGAATGATCGTTACAATTCCACCAATCCTTACAGCGCATCCAAAGCAGGTGGTGAAGAACTTGCAGTAGCGTATGAGAATACCTATGGTCTTCCTGTGTATATCACTCACACAATGAATGTGTTTGGTGAGCGTCAGCATCCAGAAAAGTACATTCCAATGTGTATTCGTAAGGTCCGTGATGGTGAGACTGTAACCATTCATAGTGATAGTACAAGAACGATTCCTGGTTCGAGGCATTATATTCACGCCGAAGATGTGTCCTCTGCAGTTCTCTTCCTGTTGAACTATTCAGGTAGTCTTGAACCTACCTGGGGCGGCGCCAAGTGTCCTAAATTCAACATTGTGGGTGCTGAAGAACTCAACAACCTGGAACTTGCACAGATTATTGCAGACGCTCAATGCAAAGAACTCAAGTATGAATTAGTGGACTTCCATTCCTCACGTCCTGGTCATGACTTGCGTTATGCTCTGGATGGTGGTAAAATGAAGCAACTGGGATGGGTTCCTGCTAAATCTGTTCGGGAACGCATCGCAGAGGTGACTAAATGGACTCTTATCAATGAGAGGTGGATTACTCTGTAAAATGTATGGAAGTTACTGAACACAATCTCACAGACTGGAACTTAAGTAAAGAAGAAATCCAAAGTCTCATTCATCTTACAAAACTTGAAATCAAACGATGTGAAGGTGATAGCACCACACAAACCTATTATGGGATTATACTTGGAAAACTCATTATTTTGAGAAATGATCCCACTTGATAAACTGGCACACTCTGTCCTCATTTGAGCGGAGTGTGCTTTATAATACATACAGTTACCAAGAACTATGGACAACGAAACTTTTTTTGCTGACGAATTGACGAAGACTTGCATTCTTTTGAGTAAGATTCGTGAAGTCAAAGAGGGAGTCATTGGAAACGAATATGAAACCTATCTGTTTCACCATTTGCATCAAGTTGAACTTGAACTCAAAAGGCAGTTGACAAATCTCAAGTCTCCTGTTACACTGAACAAGTAATCTATCATTGAGAATGAAGTACCTTTACATTGTTGACTACTGGGTTCCGTTTCCGAGTTCTGAATACGGCGGACTCATTAATTTGATTGCTTCTAACGACACAGAAGCATTTGAGATTCTTTCTTCTGAAGAATCCTATGACGAACGTTATGTGGATCGAATCATGGCGAATGTTGTAAAAGCGCAGAAGTTCGCTTTGGTTGATGAATATGAATCTGGTATTCTTGAATCGTTTACGACTTGATGACTATGGACAAACTTTATCGAATTGAAGAATTTGTAACCAGTGGTTGGGAACTGGTTTCTGAACAAGATGTGCAACTCACAAAAGAGCAAGCACAGGAACGACTGAATCATTATCTTCGTATTGACGGACACAATCCCGAAACACTGCGAGTCTCTCTTGATGTTTGAGTTCCCCCATAAAGCACCCAAAGGATATTCTTATGAGCAAACTGACTTTAAACGCAATGTTATTGCTATCTGGATACTTAACCACGGTCAGTTTAGTTACAGCGGGAATCGCACTCCTCGTAGTATCTGGGGTTTCTACAATTCAAAGTCCAAGTGCTTTCACAGTCCCATCAACGCCAAAACAATTGGTGAACAAGTAGACATTTCTCGAACATCTCCTTACTCTGCAATGATTCCAAAAACAAATCCACTCGCCCAGGCACTGTATTCATGAATGACGTTATTGCTCAATTAGAAGACTTCTACATGGTTCGCATGACCGAGTTGATTGATCAAGATGAGTTTGATGATGCTGCAGCAGTCTATCAAGAGTTTGTGATCGATCATCAAGAACCTGAAGATTATCTCACACTGACTTATTTGCAGAATCTATGAACTACAGTCCACAACTCAATCACTATGTAAAATGGCAAAAGGGTGTGGAAGGTTGGGTTTATTTCACTTGTAATGATTATGTTACGATTGAACAGGCAGTTCGCCCTAAAACTCCAGAAAACTATGAGGCGTGTAGTATTCATCGCAATGAACGCTTGTTAGTCATCTGTTATAAAAATCAATGGAAAGAACTGGAATATATAAAATCACGGAAATCAGTACATGAAGAATAAAATGATACAAGGAAAACCTCTCTGGCGCTGGTGGGCAAAGGCATTAGGTCAAAAAGCAAGTCACAAGGATTGTGAAGCAGATAAGATCGCCATCATTCGCACAATTATCTTTGCCACTTATCTGATTACAAATGCTTTTATTGTTGCTGGTGTCATTCGCCAATGGAACCGAAGTCCAACTGTATTAATTCTTGAACGTGAAGTACCAAGTCATCTATCAGAAACCCAAAAAGAAGAAGGGGTTTTATACAAAACAAATCGCAGTTTTGAGTACGATTGAAGACGCATTCTTTTGGAAGAGTGTGATTGAATCCCAAGGAGCAAAGGAAATACAGATTCAACCATTATGACTGAAGAATACCCATCTCTACCCGAACAAGGAAAGAATCTAGCAAAGTTCACGTTTCAGGTGTTGCAAAAAGCACTGAACGGAGGACCACTGATTGTTTCTGAAACTGTCTATCAAAAGAGAATGAGTATTTGCCGAAAGTGCGAATACTTTGATAAGTCAGCAATTCGGTGTAAGCATTGTGGTTGTTTTCTTCAACAAAAAGCAAGAGTCGCATTAGATTCCTGTCCGATTCAAAAATGGGAAAAGGTTGATGAAACCTGGGATGAAAAGGAATATGAAAGTCTGATTCAACAGGCACAAGAACAAGAAAAGAAACCAAATCTCAAATATCCATTGTTTCCCAGAAATCCATCAATCGGAGAAGTCTTTGAATGGATGGATTCTAAATGGATATGGAATGGAAAGATGTGGGATTTCCGAGGTTAGCCGTAAAACCATAAGTATCCACGCCACCCATAACGACCAGGGTTGCGAAGACTTTTGAGAAGACTTTGTTTGTCTTTTGCTCCGAATGCTCTCAAAGCGGCGCTCATACTTTCAAATCGAAGTTCAATTTGTTCAGTTCTTTTATTCACACCAAACACCGATCTTTTGGTTTTCTTTTCTTCCAAGATCTGCCACTTATGATTGTAAGCAGTTCTACCAGTTCGGGCAGCAAGTAGAATGTTAGAATTGTTTCTCGGATTACCTGTGACTTGTTCTGCTGCGACTCTTGCAGATTCATAGTCAGTACATAATCCAGTTTCAAGATTCTTACCACGTATCTTGAATCCAAAGTGCTTACCATTCCCACGGGTATTCTCATTCCAGACTTGAAGATGTGGTGATGGTGATTGTTTCCGAATGACCTTTTGAGGAGGAGGGGTTTCAATGACTTCTACCACTTCAACAGGAGGAGTAGGAGCAGGATTGTATTCTGGATTATATTTGTCGATCCAATAGTTTGTTTTATCATTCAGTTCAGACTCATTACACTCATCTAATTCACGAATACTGAAGTTATGTGTACCATAGTCTCTGAATGCTTTATGTAATGGTTCAGAGGACATTCTCTTGGATCTTTCAATATGATAGACCCATTCTTTATTCATTGAGATCGTGGTGTTTCCAATGTACTTGTGCCCATTTTGCTTGTTGAGAATGAGATAGATGGTGCCCCTAGACATGGTGTATTGTATGGTATTGTTATTTTTTATATAGCATGGTATAATGGATATATTGCAAGGTATATGAGATTTTGAGAGGTGTGTATTTGGGAGGGTTTTTGAGTGAATATTTGTAAAAATTTATGTTAGTGTTTTATAACAATCTGTGGAAAAGATGTGGAAAAGGTATATAATGTGTGGAAAACTTCTATATGCCTCTGATACCCTCTGGTACTTGTATAATGCCCGATTCTTATGCAAGTTATGCGAGCATACCATAAGACGCGCAGTTTGTCAAGCCACAGGGCACGAAAATGCTCCGAGACCCACAAAAATCTAGTCGAGACCCTATGCAATTATCATCTAGTCGAGATATAATGTTATCATTTCTTCACAAATCTCGACGAGATCGCATATATACAAATATTCACAATCTCGACGAGATCACACATCAGATCTAGTTGCATCTCGTCGAGAACTGTGCTACAATCATTCTAGTACACACAATCTAGACGAGCTATGTACGACGATTACGATCTCGATTACAGTTACTCACGTGAGTATGGCGAATATGATCTAGATGACTCATACAATCTAGATGAGGATTATACACGAGATGCACATGATTACGAATCACTTGCATACAGGCACTACGCATGATCTCATACACAAGTATACAGAAACGTAGAGTA